TGGTGGTGGTGGCGGTGGTTCTGCAGCTTTTAATAATGCTGGTAATGGAGGCTCAGGTATCGTTATCCTTCGTATGCCAACTGCTAGTTATACAGGCACAACAACTGGTTCACCCTCAGTCACAACAGATGGCTCAGATACAATATTAACATACACAGGTTCAGGGAGTTACACAGCGTAATGGCACATTTTGCAAAATTAGGAGTTGGAAACATTATTGAAAGAGTGGAAGTAGTATCAAATAATGTTGCTACAGACGAACAAACTGGAGTAGATTTTTTAAATACTTTATATGGCACTAGAGATACTTGGAAACAAACATCTTACAATGGAAACATAAGAAAAAACTTTGCTGGTATTGGTTTTACATATGACCAAACAAGAGATGCTTTTATCCCACCCAAACCTTTTACTAGTTGGGTATTAGATGAAGATACTTGTCTTTGGGAAGCACCTGTTGCTAAACCAGATGACGGACAAATTTATCAATGGAATGAAACAGACCAACAATGGGAGATAATTAATGAGTAAGACAAGACAACTAGCAGATTTATTAGATTCTAATGGTGATATTAAATCTGGAAGATTAGATAACGTACCAGCAAGTAATGATGCTTCAGCATTAACAACAGGAACTTTACCTAATGCAAGACTAGCTTCTATTCCAAACTCAGCACTAGCTAATCCTTCTATCACTATTAATGGTAATGCTACTGCACTTGGTGGTTCAGCTACAGTAGGTGGTGATGCTTTAACTAGAGATGTAACACTAGCAAGTGGAGCTTCTGTTACTGATGCTAAAATAATTAATACTAATCAAAGTGGTCAAGTAGAACAATACCCTACTGTAAATACTGTAGGTACTTATGTAGATGACACTGATTTAGATACTGCGAGTATTAAATATTCAAGCACAGGTGGTTTCAGAATAAAATATTCATCTGCAAATGTTAGTAATAAATCAAGGCTTACAATAACTGGTCAAATATTAAATGCTGACGGAACTTATACTACTGGTTCAAGTGCTACTCTAGATACAAATTCAAATGGTAGTACGAGCTCTGGTGGATATGTAGGTCAATGGAAAGATAATTATTGGGTTGCTTACTCTTCTTCTTCTAGAGGTAGTGATGGAGATTATCAACAAGATGCTATTCAAATGTTTACTATAAACACATCTAATGGAAATATTTCCATGTTAGGCACTAGGTACACTGTTGCGAACAACTTTGATAGACGTTCTGGTGGTATCAACTATGCAACTCATTATGGTGGTACTATGAGTGCATCTATTGGTGGTCATGCTCCTTATATAAGTGGAAATGCTATTGGATATAGCTGGAGTGTAAAACTTTTTAAATCTACAACAGGTGGTTTAACCAATCATTTTAGCTGGAGTGGTGGAACTCATAATAATAGACGGACTTCACAGACCAATCCTAATATAGATGATGCAAGTAGGCGTAAAGAAATTTCTAGTAATAGAATACTTTCTATGACAAGTACTGGATTGGATGTATTAGGGTTTACAGGCAGTTCAAGTGGTCACATAGTACAGAGTAGTTTACCTTTTAATTCTAGTGAATATAATGGTGATGGTATAGGTATATTTTTAAACAGTACTCACTTCTTATATTTCTTTAAAGATATTTATAATAAAAGGAGAGCACAAACTTATTCGTTTAGTAATACCACCTTTACAAAAATTGATGACTTTGAATATGAAGATGGTAATTTACCTACAGTATTTGGTGCTATTCAAGATATAAAAGCAAAATCAGCTACAGAATTAGCACTTAAAACAAGCACAGGATTATCTGCTATAGAATTAGATAGCAACTACAATGTTGTAGGAGTAAAAACACCTTTAGTGATATCTGGTTTAACAGGTGAAATTCCTTATATAAGTGGAAATACTTTTCTTACATATAACCGAGCAGCAAATGGTATGGAGATAGCAGCACCATACACAGTCAATGCTTATAGTGATGACTTCCCTTTTATTTATGGTGGAGTAGCACAAGAAACATCATCAAGTGGTACAGCTAAAGTTTGTTATGGTGGTATTGCTGATGGATTTACAGGATTAACAGTAGGTGTTAAATATTATGTAGACCCTAATCTTGGTGGAGATATTACAACAGCAACAACTTCTGGAATTGTAGTAGGTACTGCTATTTCACCAACAGAAATCCTAATAGGAGATGTAAGATGATAACAAGAAAAGAATTAGATAAACTATTACAAGAAACAGATTGGGTAATGTTAGATGATGTCAAAGACACTGTAGCAAATATAGATGAATTTATATTTTATAGAAACGATTTAAGAGAAATAAGAAAAGCATGTGAAGATGATGAAAATATATTTTTTACTTTACCTGTAAAACCTAATGTCGTTTGGGAATTAAAAGTAGAAGAATAATGTGTGAGTGTTGCGAGGACTTCGATTGTATTTGTAAATGAAACTTTTAGTAGCAATACTTTTATTATTTGGAACAGTTGCGACTATTACAGATGTAAAAGCAGAAACTAACACTGTATCTTCTAACACTGTTTCATCAAACACAATAGATAAAGCTCCTCCGTCTGCAATATCACCAGGCATAAGCATAGTTAATAGTGATGTCTGCGTTAGTGCTTATAGCGGATCTGTTACCACACAAATACTAGGTGTTAGTACAGGCGTAACTGTTTCAGACAGTAATTGTGTAAGAATAAAATTAAGTAGGCAAATGATGTCTTTGAACCTTAAAGTTCCAGCGGTAGCTATCTTAGCTCAAGATCCTCAAGTGTTTGATGCACTATGGATGTCTGGAGTTTATCCCCCTATTAAAGGAAAAATTGCAGAAGAATCAAAAGAGATCTGGTTAGCTAATATTGATATGATGCCAGAAGGATCTAAAATTAAAAATAAATTTCTACAGAATAGAGAAAAAGAAAAAGAACCAGAAGGAGATTTTGATGGTCTTAAAAACTTTGGTCTTATGGCTCTTAGTTTATTGCTCCTTTTCTAAAGCAGAAGAACTCACCACAGAAAACATATTAGATCCAGCTGATACCTGGACTACATACGACAGAGCCTCAACAGAGCAGTGCAGCTACTCTGGTACATTAGAAGATGGTGAAGTATGTACGGGTAGTGCTGACCAAGGTGGCACAGCTATTGGTGGAGGTGGTATTATTAGCGAAGAATACTCATTGAAAGACCAAGGATTAAGTGTTGCAGAAATGCAACAAGGCTTTGATTTAGAGTATGGTGCATCTATAGAAAGCCATATATCTAATACATCTGTTCCTGGCTGTCAAAATACTAATGGAGATTGCAGAGATTATTTTACAATAAAACTACATGTAACTAAATCAGATGGTAGTTCTATTAATACCTATGAACACACTGTGGAAATGGACTATTCTGGTGTTAAAGACTACAAATATGCACAAAACATTGGTGTTAATAGTTATACAGATGTTAATTTTAAAATGGATATTTGGTCTGTAGATGCTGGATATACTAGCGGTATGTTTGGAGGAATAATCTCAGATCCTTTCTTGGAGATACAATACAAAACTGTTGATATTGTTACTGAAATCATCCTGGATGTAGTCGATGATATTGTCCAAGATAATATAAAAATAGAAGATGTTCAAATGGAGGTTGTTTTAGAAAATATATATACAGATGATTTAGTTATTGAAATGGATTTTACAGATACATCTACACAAGAAATGACAATAGAGATGACAGAAACAATAGAAGAAACTCCAGAAGTAATAGAGATAGAAGCAGAGATTGAAACAGAAATGGAGATGACACAAGAAACAACACAAGAAGTAGTTCCAGAAAAAGAAATAAAACAAAAGATTGCTAATAAATTAATGGCAAAACAAGAGGATAAAACATCAAATGAAGCACAAACTACACAACTAGCTCTAATGGTAGTGCTGTCTGATATTAGCTTTACAGACCTTACATCTACAATTACAGATACAAACTACTATGAGGATCTAACTTTCTATAGTACACAGGATGTGATACAAGATAATGGAGCAAATGTTATAGGGTATATGGATTACTTGGCAATTAATGAAATGGTAGATAGTCAATGGCAGAATTAGAATTACCTGGCGGTATAAAATTTAAAGGTGGTAAGATCTTTGCTATCATTACAGCATTAGTTACATCTGTTGGTGCATTATGGGGAGGTTTTGAGTTTTATAAAGATTATCTTACCATGAAAGAACAGATCCAAGATTATGCAGCTCCTGATCTTAGCGGTTTTGACAAACGAATTGACTTAGTGCAACAACAAGTAGATATGCTTCAGGGTGAAATATCTATGGTCTTAGAGGAAATACAGCTAGTAAGTTCGGTAGCTGAGTCATTAAAATCAGATCTTAAATCTGACATAACTCAACTTGAAAAAGATAGTCGATATACAGAAAGCCTAGTAAATGAAATGAAGAACACTTTAAGAGATGAACTAAGAATATTTGAAGATGATATTAAAAAACTAGAAGAAGAATTAGACTTAAAAATAAAGAAAGCATTGGAAAATCCTCTGTCTGGAATAAAATAGATTGACATAAAAATGGAATTTAATAACTTCGATCCCTCACATCACAATTTATTGAAAGGAAAAGACATGACCGCTGCTGAAGCTCACTCGATTGAGAAAGAATATCATGAAATGAAGAAAAGTTATCACATGATTTTAGACATGTTAGAAGTTGAAAAGACCAAGAACCAGGCTCTAAGAGCTGAAAACATAGAATTAAAATACCAAAAGAAACCAAGCGAAGCTGCATAAAATGCCAAACCTAACCAAATTAACAACCGCTCAAAAGATTGAGGTGTTAATTACCCAGGTTAATGTTATGCAAGAAAAAATAAATCAAATATCTGATACAATGGATATGCAATCAAAAGATATTGCTGATCTTAATAAACGTATGAATATGGGAGCTGGTGGTATCAAAGCAATCGCTTTATTCGGAGGTATTATCATTGGAGCTATAGCTCTATTCACAAACTTTTTTGGCTTTAATAATTAAATAATTCGTTATAGTTATCATGTGGATAAGCGAATATTAAAAGGCTTTCAATCCGAAATGGCAGCAGAGCTGTGGCTAACTCAACAAGGCTACATTGTTTATGCAAAAAAAGCTGTCCAATCCCCTATAGATTTTTGTTGTTATGATCCAGAAAACAAACAAGTTTTGTTAGTAGATGTTAAATCTTCTAGTTACAGAAGAACCGGGAAAAGAGTAAACTCTAAAAATAATTATATTTATAGATCACCTACACCTTTACAAAAAGAATTAGGTGTGAGATTATTATACGTTTCAGAGGAGGGTGAGTGTACATTAGACTCACCATTAAAAAAATGATTTGGTCTTTATTAGGTACTGTTGCTAAAGGAGCTGTTGATGTTATGAAAACAAAAACAGAAACGAAGAAGCTTTTGGCAAAAGCAGAACAAACTCATGCCATCAAAATGGCTGAAGGTAAAATTGATTATGAGATAGCAGCTCAAAAAAATATGAAAGACTCCTGGCGGGATGAATGGTTTACTATTTTATTATCTATTCCCCTGGTGATTGTATTTATTTCTATCTTTGCTAATAAACCTGAGTGGGTAGACAAGTTAAAAGAAGGATTTGATACCTTGAATAGCTTACCAGACTGGTATATATACGCATTAATGGCTGCTATAGCCAGTTCATTTGGTATCAAGATTACTGATCTTGCTATTAAAAAATTTAAAAAGTAGGAGATAACATGGAAATATTTTTTTACAAGATGATTGACAAGACAGATAAAGCAATAGCCTGGTTTAGTAATGCACCTTTAAAAAAGAAACTTATGGTTTTATTTGTTGGTCTTGTTGTTATTGGTATCATAGCTAATATTTAATGCACTGGTACGATTGGTCTAGTAAAACCAGGGAACAACAAGAAACTTATAAAAAGAACTCTCAACAAAAGATATGTCCTGATTGTAAGAAATATCCTTGCATGTCGGATAATTTTTTAGAACTGTGGACTTGTGTAGACTGTGGTGCGATCCGTCAAAAAGAAAAAAAAGAAACTTAAAAGACAACCAGTTTATAAAGTCTATAAGACTTACTATACATCTGGTGAATATTATATTGGTGTTACCAGTAAGACTGGAGCTGCGTTTGAAAATTATTGGGGATCTAATTCTACAGACCTAAGACCTAGCCATAAAGATGTTATCTATGTTACCCATAATAAATCAGATGCCAAGCTAGTAGAGCTGCTGTATCAGTTACAAAACTTTTACCAGGATGATTGTTTAAACAAAATGCTTAATATTAGACTGCGTAGAGATTATATTAAGAAGATACCTAAGTTCAGTATCAAGATAACCGAATAAGATTATACTAGTATCTATATAAATACCCCTTAGAAGGCTCTTAAAATGGATTTTTATGGGTTATTTTTAGCATTATAACACGCAAAACACTCATATTCTGGTTTCTTTAGTGCATAATGATTTACTCGCATGAGATTTAGTTCTATCCATTTTCTGGTACAGACCTGGCAAGGATGCAGCTCCAGGCTGTAGTTAAAAGATTTACCCCTGGATTTATACTCCGCTTCTTTTTTCACAAGCTATGTAGAATCTATCTATATTATTTTCTTGCATGATTAACAAAACATCTCTAGCGACCAAGTTACATTGTTGATAGCTTTCGTATGCTTGATCTATTGTTGCACATTGTGTACCGCTACACATTGAAATCCATAATATAAATTTTACCATTCTATATTATCTATACTACAGCTCTTGCAGCTGTCTTGTAAACTCTTTAAATAAGATAACCAAAGTTCTGGTTCTGCTATTCTATAAGTTTTGGAAACTTGTGGACTCACTCGTTTAATTCTAAACTGTGTTATTTCATCTTGTTCCGCAGTATATAAAACAACAAAACCAGGGAGCTGCATTTTATCAGCTATCTTTTTGACTAAGGTATAGGCTTTGTTTTGACCTTTATCCATCGCTACTTCGATTATAGCTAGGGGTTCATAACAAACCTGGCAACATTCAACAGAGTCTACATCAATCATCGCAATACCTTCAAACTTGCGATGCCATTCAGAGTAATGATCCCCTCTGTTAAAGTAATTCCATCTAGCCATGATCGTTTAGATATTGCAGTAATTTATTTGTGTACCATTCTGCTTTACCAATATCCATTAGCTTGGCTTCCTGGTTGTTGTTATGTTTCGCACCAAAGCGACAAACATATTTCATAATAGAAAATCTTAAATATCCTATGACTTGTTCTTTTGTTAATTGACTAGCAATAGCATCAAAGGTTTCTATTTCTTTTTGATAGTGGTCGGGATTGATTTGTTCTGGCAATCTTCTTCCTCCTTTACATTTTTATTAGAAAAAAAACCAGGATGAAAAATTCGTCTTTCTACATAGCTTCTGTATTTCTTCCTGGCTCTTTCTTCTTTGTTTAAGACCTCACCTCTGGTGTAATATTGTAGAGTCTTTTGATCTTTCATGACTAAAACGGAGCTTCGTCTGATCCTGTATTACCTTCAGCATTGTTAGAGCTGCCGCCTGTAAATGGCTGCCATTCTTCCACCGCTAAAGATACTGTTGGATAACCAGTGTTCTTTGTTGTTCCTTGCCATAATGTTAGTTTGTATGGCTGACCAGCTTTCAAGACAATATCTTCTTGAGGTGTAAAACCTTCTTTGTGAGAAGATGCCAGGGGTTTCTTCCCCCAGTTTGTCATTGATCCTTTCAGATCATCTCCTGGGAACATGTTTAAATATTTTCTACTCATGTAAATGTTTTCCTTTCTTCATTGTATTGAGTTCTTCTTTTTTTTTATTGTAAATAGACCTAGCTGTTTTTACATCTTCTTCACTTAAACTTCCTAGCCAAGATTTAAATTTCGTTACTATTTCATCTAAGTGATATGATCTTTTTGCTTGATCTACAGCAGCAGTAAATTCATGTAAGGATAATAATTCATCCTTTGGTTTATCTGCTTTTGTACCAGAGCTACTGATAGTCTGGCTTTTAGCTTCCGCTATTTGTATCTCATCATAAGACGCAAACTCCTGTCCGCTAAAACCTAAATTGGCAAGGCTACGACCAATCGCACTGGTTTCGCATACCTCCCAAAAACTTGTTACATTTACTGGAGCTGATCCTTCTCTAAACTCCTCCGCTATGCCTGTTGAAACAGTTTTTCCATCAATACTGATAGAACATTTCATCACAACAACTTCAGTTTCCAAGTTCTTGACCTGGACTCTTTCGTTTTTAATGACATCTATTGTTATAGAAGCATCAGGGAAATACATTCTAAAGGCTTTCAGTCTTTGATTAACTGTTCCATATTTCTTTCCGCCTCTAACTGTCATCGCATTCTTTTGAAAATCTTTTTCATAAATTGCGATAGCTGCTTTTAATTTATCTTGTGTGTTCATCCGTTCCTTTCTTAATGTTAAACCAAATCCATTTCATATTCTGTTTTTCTTTGAGTCTGTTTCTACATCTACATTGTTGAATTAATTCTCTTTCTTTTCTTTTTTGGTAATCCATTTTTACTAAAGGATATATTCTATATTCTTCCGATAGTTCTAATGAATTAAGAAAAGGTTCTAGTGGTATTATATTAGCGACCATAAAATTGTTTTACCTCCGATAATTCTTCTGGTGTGTAACCATAATAGTTAATGTTATTAAAATCTGGTTGTATAAAATTTTTCGCTATATGCTCCGCATCATCCGATAGCTTAACCAGGTTCTGTCTTGTAAGAGCTGTACGATAGAAATCCTTCATACAGCTCTCACCGACTTCAGCACTTAAAGCGGAGGACTGACTAGTGCTGAAAACTTTATATTCATAGGGTGTTGCATAAATTAAATAGCCTGGCTTCTTTGTGGCAGCTCTGTAAAAAGATACTTGATCCACATGTGCCTTTTCTGGTTCTTGTGGTATTGCAACCTTTCCATAATTGTAAGTACCATCTTTCCTAGGCTTACCACCTCGTCTTTGCCATTTCGTTTTTGCTTCTATAAAAAACTCATCTGTTTCCATATCAGTACGACCAGTCCAAGGAATGTCAATACCATCCATCCATAAATTTACATAGCGTTCACTATTAATATTTTTATGTTTCTTAATTTCTAAATCTTTTAATGCCTGGATATAATTTTTAACTGTAGCTGGTATAGCTTCCAAATTAACTTCAAATTGTTTCATTTCTTTTTCATCATCAATAAAATTACCTTTTCTTTTTTGGTAATCTTTAACCGCCAGGTCAACAGACTCATCTTCAGACTTGTCAAAGAGTGCGTAATTATCCCATCCAATTTGTGCAGATATTCCTGCAAACATTTTGGCATTTGGTTTTTTCTTCCTTCTCCATTCTTGATCCCTGTAAACGTATTCGTACCACCATCCGCAAAGCGGTTTGTTTTTCTGGGTGGGTGATAAATGATTGAGTCCATGCTTCAACCAATGTTCCCCCACAAAATTAAAATCATTCATTGTTTAACCTCCGTTATTTATAACACTAGCCATTATTGCTATCTTGTAAAGACATATTTTTCAGAATGTGGGTAATAACATCTACAGTCCAACCATTACCAAGCATCTTATATCTTTGAGTGTTTGATACTCCATTTGTGTAATTTTCTGGAACAGTCTGCAATCTTTCACATTCAATCGGTGTTAATTTACGATATAATGTCATATTTGAAGCTATTTTTGGCTCTCTATTACCTCCTGTACAAGCATTTAAAGTAGGTGATTTACCTTGTGCAGAATAAATTCTTTTTAAGATGTCATGTCCGTTTATATCTGTAGCCATTCCAACTTGGATAGGTACAAGAGTCATGCCATTATTACCAGCACCTTTGTAAGCAGTCGCGGTTAAACACAAAGATTTATCTTCAAATGATCGGTAGTGCCTTTGATTTCTTTTTGTGTCTTTAACTGTTTTTTCTTCATGATCTGCTTGTAGAATGTCTTTTAAAACAATTCCTTTTTCTTTTGGTTGTTCAATATTAGGAATATTAGTCCAATAATACCTAACTCTGTTTTGTGCAGACAATAAAGAAGAATTTATTTTAATGGGTTCGACTCCTAAATATTTAGAAATAATATCCAAATATTCTTTTTTCATTCTAACATTTTCTAATAAAAAATATTTTGGCTTTAGTTCTTTTAACAATCTAACAAATTCAAAAAATAATTTACTTCTAGGATCGTCAAAGGCTAATTGTTTTCCAGCAAAACTAAAACCTTGGCATGGTGAACCACCAATTAATAAATCTATTTTTGGTAAATCTTTTTGTAAAACCTGGGTAACATCACCAATATGCTTTGTATTAGGAAAATTTTTTTTTGTTATTTGGATTGCGTATTTATCAATTTCTGATGCAAAGTAATTATTATATTTAATATTTAATTTGTTCAGTGCTATCTGTCCGCAAGACATTCCGTCAAATAAAGATAATACATTCATTGTTTTTTTTCCTTTATTTTTTTAAATACACTTTTTAATAATTTTAATCCGTTTGTACTTAGTGTTTTATTTTTTTTTTCTAAGTCTAGATCTTCTTTTAACCAAAAAGCTAAAAAAGATATTTCTTCTTGTGAAAGCTTTATATCCATATTACCCCCTTAAATGTTTAATAAATCCTGTTGCGTCTATTGCTTCTGTGCCTTCTTGTTCACTAAAGATATTTCCTCTTTTGTGTTTAGCAGCTCTATCGTGTGATGCACTTTTAAAAATATTTCCTTCCATATCTATAAAAGCTATCGCATTTAATAAACCGCCAAAAGTGGGAGCAACTTCCCCCACCTTCAAATATTTTCTGCCAATCTCATAACTAATTAAATTAGACTGACCAAATGCCAGGTTTCTGCGTCTTTGTATTTCTTTACAAAGTTTTTTTGTTTTATTTTTTACTTTTGGTTTTTGATAAAAATAATCCGCTTTAACTTGGCTCATTATTTTTTTCCTCCAATATTTTTAAAATGTCTTTTGCTCTGTTTGGTGTTAAATCCATCCAATTTGTTGTGTTGTCTTGACCATCAGATATTTTAATTTTAAAGCCATATTCGGTATATTTAAGCTTTTTAAATTGATCGTATAAATATTTTTCATATCTGTTCATTGTTTTGCTTCCTCCTTTACGAAATTTTTTGCTTCATCATCGTTATTAAATTTTTTGCAAGTGTCACAGCGTTCAATGGATAAAAAATTATCATGCTTGGCATAAGTAAAAATATATCCTTTCCCTTGGCAATCTTCGCATTGTTTTTCTTCGTATTCGACAATATTTTTTAATGATTGTATGACCTGTTTTTTTGTAATCTTGTCACTTTGTAAATCATTAACCAGGTTTTCTAGATCTTCTAACAATGTTGTCATTTTTTCCCCCTAATAATTATATTAATCATTTCTCTTATAATCCATAATGTGCAACCAATCATGATTATATGTGCGAATGTAGTTAATGCTAAATTAATCATTATTAACCCCATTTCGCTTCGTTATACTCTGACATTGTAGAAATAATATCCGCTGATATGTTATCAGAAACACAATCAACAGCTTTATAAAGATCATTTTTGTTGCAATTACCTTCACATGATTGATATAGATAGCATTTTAAAGATTTTAATAATTGATAATCAGAAATGCCGAAAGATTGATTGAAAACTTTTTTTGCTTGTTTGTAATCTTCCGCACTTGGTACTATGTCTTTTTGATCTTCATATCTTTGCTGTAAACTTTTTATATTTAGATCAAATAATTTAAAAAAAACTTTCATAGGATTTTTTTGAAGTTCGTTTTTTAGTTCGTCAATTAAAAGATACTCTCTGCCATGTCTGCCAGATTTTTCAATTGCTTTCATAACTCTTCCTATAGTTTCGTTTTCTACTAAATATGCACTCATTTTATAACCTCCGCGTTATATAATTAATTGATATAGTAATAGCATTATATGCTAATTATATACAATGGTCAATATTGTCGCACTAAAAAAAATATAAAATAAATTGATTTTTAAAAATAAATATAGAAATTATTGCTATGAATTTGGAAAAATACAGAACAAAAAATAATTATACATATGGAAAACTAGCGGAAATGTTAGGTTTTTCAGAGCATAGCAATTCAGCTAGATTAGTACAACGATGGTGTCAAGGGTTCACTCCATCATCAAAAAATATTAAAAAAATAGTTAATGCGACTAGGGGAAAAGTTAAAGTCATTGATTTCTTCAAAGAGTAATCCAGATCTTTTAATATTTAGATGGAAAGATCCCCAAGAAGATGAAACAGGATGGAAAGATTTCCCATTAAGTTTTATAGGTCTTGCCAAGTGCTTTTCTGTTGGTTGGGTGATCGCTGAAGATAAAGAATGTTTTGTTTTAGCTGCTGATCTAATTGTTAACGATAATAATGAAATAACAGACACAGGAAGAAGACAAAGTATTTACAAAGGCAAATTAAACATATTTTGGAGGGTAAAATTTAATATTTATGATAAAAAAATGGAAGCTATTAAAAATCGTAAATCAATCAAAGCAATTAAATGATGCCTCAAGGCGTGTAATGTTTTTTCTTTTAGACAGAGAGAACAACAAAACAGGGAAACTATTCCCAAGCCATGCCAGAATTGCGGATGATAGCGGATTAAGTTTAAGAAGTGTTTCAAGGGGTATAAACGATTTAATTAAACATGATTTTTTAATTAAATTAAAGAAAGGCTACACAGGCAAAGCAACAGAATATCAAATAAATTATGATGTAACACACGCCACATTTGTCCAAAGTACACGCCACAATTGTCCAAAGTACACGCCACAATTGGCACACCAATTAACTAATGAATTAACTAATCAATTAACTAATAAGGAACACACGCCAAATATGTCTAGTAGTAATAAAAATAAAAAAGATGAAGTTAAAAATATATTAGCTAACTTAACAAAAAGTTTCAAAATTGAATATCAGGACGTTGTAGACGGAAACAAAAAGAAATATTTAGATCCTGAAAGCATTAGACAAAGATATGTTAAAAAAACTGGTAATTATGACGAGTCTTTTAAATGGAAAGAAAAGTATCTAAACCCTAAGACAAGCGAGGAAGCATGGAATTACGCTGTCTATTTGGGTATTGTAAAGGAATATAAAAAAAAATAATGGTTGGTAGACCAAGTAAGAAAGTATTTTGTCAAGCAAGAAGAAAATATGATGGACAACCATGTAGAGCAAAAGGAATACTTTGCAAGAATGGTAGATGGATTTGCAGATATCATGGAGGTAAATCAACAGGTGCAAAAACGCTTGAAGGCAAGTTGAAACAATATAAAAACTTGTTACAGTATAAAGGAAAGACAGATGAAGAAATCAAAAGAATTATACGCAAAGATACTTGAGGAATTAGAGTTAGGGAATACTCTAGCTTCTATTTGTAGATCTAAAAATATGCCAGGATTGTCCACTGTTCATGAATGGATGAAGAAAGATAATAAGTTTAAAGATCAGATATTAGATGCAAGAAGATTAGGTGCGATGACTTGGTTAGATTGGATGATGGATTTATTAACAAAAGAATGTGAACCACAACAGGTACAATGGAACAGAGAAAGATTGCATCATGCGAGGTGGATGGCTTCTAAGCTGGTTAGCGTATTTGGTGATAAGCAGACAGTAGTCAATGAAGGTGATCCGATTATTAAGGTTGTTTGGAAGGAAGAAGAAACAGTAGATCATCCCAGTACAGAGCATAAAACAGACGAATACGCACACACGATAAGAACTTCGGAACATGATAAGAAGAAAAGCATCCAATAAGATAATAAAATCAACACTATATGTGGCTTATAATACAAATTATACAACAACAACAAAGATTTACTCAGAATAATGGCTAGTTTTTATAGATTTATAATGACCGATACCCCCAAAATGTGGGGTGCGTCTGAGTATATATAATACATGGGAGATCAAGACACTTGAACGAACACAAACACATTACCGCCAAAGTAATCATTGACAATAAAACAAACGAAATAAAAATAGTTATTGGTAAATTTGATGACGAGAAAAGTATGATTGAAGCTGCACAAACAATCTGTGAACATCTATCATTAGATTTCAATGACGAGCTACTATCCTTAACGGAAACAATACATTAATGCGTACTATAGAAATACCTTACAAACCTAGACCGCAACAACAAAAGCTCCATAGTGATTTAACTAAATTCAGATTTGCAGTAATCGTGATGCACCGCAGAGGTGGTAAGACAGTAATGTCTATCAACCATCTTATTAAATCGGCTCTCACGAGCAAAAAAAAGGCATTCAGAGGTGCATTCTTCGCTCCTACTAGAGTCCAGGCTAAACTGATTGCATGGGATTATTTAAAACATTATTCCCGCAAGATACCGGGTATGAAGTTTAATGAAACAGAACTAAGAGCTGACTTCCCTACAGGAGCTAGAGTATCACTGTTTGGTAGTGAAAATCCTGACTCTGCTCGTGGTCAATACTTTGATGAGATCTTTTGTGATGAATATGCTCAGATGGATGAAAGACTATTTCCAGAGATCTTGCGACCAGCGGTTGCTGATAGATTAGGAAGTATTTATTTTATAGGAACTCCACAAGGAATGAATTCCTTTTACGACCTTTATGAGAAAGCCAAAGGAGATGCAGCCTGGCTAACAGTTATTCATAAAGCTAGTCAAACAGGATTAGTACCTAAGACAGAATTAGAAGAAGCCAGAAAACTGATGACAGAAGATCAGTATCAACAGGAATTTGAATGTTCCTGGACAGCCAATGTGAGCGGTGCGGTTTATGGTAAGATTATAGAAAAGATGGAAAACAAAAATCAAATTGGTAAATATCCCTTTGATCCAGGTTATCCTGTAGATGTTTATTTTGATTTAGGAATATCAGATGATACGAGTTTATTATTCGTGCAGCCTATAGACAGAGCTATTGTTGTTGTTGACTGTTATAGTAATAATAACAAAAGCCTAGATCACTATGCGGACTATATTAGACAAACAGATTATCCTATACGCAACTATGTGTTTCCACATGATGTAGAACATAGGGAGATGTCTACTGGTCATAGTAGAAAAGAATATGCTTTTAGTATGGGAATGCGACCACTACGAGTGTGTCCAAAGCTACCGATAGAGGATGGCATCCATGCTGGACAACTCTTGCTAAATCGTACATATATTGATAGAGATAACTGTAAGCCATTTTTGGATGCGATGAGATGGTATCATCGTAAGTGGTTAGATAAATTAAAAACGTATTCTAAACCGATCCATGATTGGTCAAGTCACTATTGTGATGCCTGGCGAACAGCAGCTGTTGCAATTAGAGATTTGGATTTTAATAACAATGCTCCTGTGCAAACATTTGCAGAGGGGTTAAACTACGATCCTTTAGGGAGGGATTGACAATGGGATTTTTAAGACCAAAGACACCGCCACCGCCGCCTCCTCCAGCACCTTTGCCTGAAGTACCAGCGGCAACAAGAGAAGAATTACCAGATGAGTCTACAGAGATGATTAAGCAGACAATGAAAAAGAAAAGAGCTGGTTATTCAAAAACAATTTTAACATCTAAAAAAGGTGTTCAAGAAGATCCAGAAGTTTATAGAAAAACTTTGTTAGGCGGATAAGATGAGTTCAGAATCAGCAACCAAATCCAGAGAAACAAAAAGAGCAGCTCAAACGCAAGAGCTTATGTCAAACATCATGACGGGTGGTGAGATCTCTAAAAAGAGAGAAGCAGAGTTAGCAGCAGCAGCCGATAGAGGTAGAGGTATACAGTTTGTAGAAAGCACTGGTACTGTTAAAGGGTTAACAAGAATAGATCCCGCAACAGGAAAAAAAGTATCAGTAAAAAAAACAGGAGCTAAAGCAACAGACTATACAGGAAGAATAATATCATCTGCACCAACATTCGGAGAGTTAGGGAAAGATATGGCTAGAGCAGTATTTGGTGGTCAAGCAAAAGATCCAGAATATTTAAGAAGTGGTGTTGAGTCTAAACCAGGTTATCTTGGAGAAGCTCCTAGAAAAACAACAGACTATATGCAGTACACTCCGAAACCTAGAAAAGTAAAAGGCATCGTACCAGCGATGATAGAAAAAGGTGGTACACCAGTAGGTATGGCGATGAAGGCAATCTTAGGTAAAGAAGATGTAAAGAAAAAATTAACAGCACAGCAAAAGTATGACCAAGGTGTACAAACATATTCTACATTATTGGGTGGTGATAGAACTAAGAAAGGCGGACTATTGAAATAATGAAAGGCAAAGAATTAAAAAGCCAGTTTAGTCAATTAAAAACAAAAAGACAAAATTGGGAAAGTCACTGGCAAGAAGTAGCTGATTATTGTTTACCAAGACGAGCTGATGTAACTACTACTAGATCCAGGGGTGATAAAAGAACAGAAAGAATTTTTGATGGTACAGCATTACATGCACTAGAATTATTATCATCATCACTACATGGGATGTTAACCAATGCGGCAACTCCTTGGTTCTCTATGAGATTTAAAGATGAGGATGTTTCTGGACAAGAAGAAAATAAAGAATGGTTAGAGTCATGTACAGATGTGATGTATATGGCATTAGACAGATCTAACTTCCAACAAGAAGTACATGAACTGTATACAGACATGGTTGCCTTCGGAACAGGCTGCATGATGATTGAAGATGATGAAAAAGATTTCATAAGATTTTCAACCAGGCATATCAAAGAAATTTATATACAAGAAAATAACAAAGGTGTTGTTGATACAATCCATCGTGAATTGAAGATGACAGCAAGGGGTGCTTATCAACAGTTTGGTGACAAGTTACCAAAAAGAATAATGAAGATTGCACAAACATCACCTCATGATGATGTTACGATTTATCATTGTGTAAAACCAAATGATGATTTGAATCCTTATAAGATGGATAACAAATCAATGGAATATAGTTCATTGTACTATGATGAAGATGGAACAGTCATAAACATATCTGGATTTAATGAGTTTCCTTTTGTTGTACCGAGATGGTTAAAATCAAGTAACGAAGTATATGGTAGATCACCATCAATGACCGCACTAGCGGATATTAAGATGATTAACAAAATGGCAGAAACAACAATTAAAGCTGCACAGAAAATGGTAGATCCCCCTTTATTAGTTCCTGATGATTCTTTTGTATTACCTGTAAGAACACAACCAGGCGGATTAAATTTTTATCGTAGTGGATCAAGAGATACAATTACTCCATTAAATATTGGAGCAAACACACCATTAGGTTTAAATATTGAAGAACAAAGAAGAACAGCTATTAAACAAGCCTACTACATAGATCAGTTATTGATGTCACAAAATATACAAATGACAGCTACTGAAGTTATGCAGCGTAATGAAGAAAAGATGAGATTACTTGCACCCGTATTAGGTAGATTACAATCAGAGATGTTACAGCCTTTGATTAATAGAACTTTTAATATTCTACTAAGGAAAGGAATATTACCTCCAGCTCCAGAACAGCTACAAGGTCAAACTATAGATATTGAATATGTATCACCATTAGCAAGATCGCAGAAGCAAGGAGATGTCCAGGCAATACTTCGTACCTTAGAGATTATCACTCCAATGTCACAAATGAGTCCAGTAATGGATTTCATTGATAGTGATAAGATGGTAAGTCACTTAGCAAAAGTATTAGGTGTACCATCTAAAGTGATACGATCAGTGGATGAAGTACAAGCTATCCGACAGCAAAGACAAGCTGCACAACAACAAGCAGCACAACAGCAACAGGATATGCAGATGGCAGAAGCTGGTGGAAAAGTAGCACCTTTGGTGAAGGAACTACAGCGTGGATAAAAAACAGCTAGACGATCTTTTTCAAAACTACAGAACAACTTTTGGTACTGTCCAAGGACAGAATGTTTTAGAAGATTTGGAAAATAGACTACACCAAAACACAACTACTTTTTCTAAAGACGCATTAGAAATGGCATATCTAGAAGGACAAAGATCTGTCTTACTAATGATTAAAAATATAATTAAGGAGAAAACGAAAAAATGAGTGAAGAACAGACAACTGCTGTAGAAGAACAGCAATCTGAAGTAACACAAGAAACACAAGCTATAGATCCTGGTGTAACTTTTTTAGATCAATTACCAGAGGATTTACGAACAGAGCCATCATTAAAAAATTTTACTAATGTTGGTGATATGGCTAAGAGTTTAGTTCATGCACAAAAAATGGTTGGCATGGATAAAATACCAGTGCCTGGCAAACATTCTACTCAAGAAGATTGGGAAGTTATCTATTCTAAGTTAGGTAGACCATCTGATCCTAATGAGTATCAGTTTGAAACTAAAATAGATGCTAGTGATCCAGGCTTACAAGAATTTAAAAACGTAGCTCATCAAATAGGATTGAATCCTGACCAGGCTAATAAGATTTTAAATTTTTATGGTGAGTTATCAGAAAACGGAAAAGAGCAATTACAAGTTCAAGAGCAACAAGTAAGAGAAGCATCCGAGTCTGAGTTAAGAAAAGATTGGGGTTTAGCTTTTGATAAAAAAGTTCAACAAGCTGATACAGTATTTAAAACATACTTCCCACAAGAGTTAAAAGATCAGAAACTAGCAAATGGTAATTTGTTAGGTAATGATCCTCAATTTATCAAAGCACTGGCACAACTGGCAGAAAACTTTTCTGAAGATAATATGACCGCAGAAAATGATTTGACAATGACTCCAGATGATGCTCAAAGAGAGATTGAGAAATTAACAGCACCAGGTACTCCGTACTGGGATAAGAAACATCCAGGACACCAAGCAGCTGTTGATGAAGTTTTCATGCTTCAGAATATGAAGTATGGGATTAGTCCAGAACAATCCGAATAGGACTCTGGCTGACGTTAGGAAAGACTGACATCTATCAGATGTTAAATGAAGATAAAACTCGAAAGAGATAATTTATCGAAGAAAGTAAAAACAACAACTATTAAGAAAGGAACAGACAAAAATGTCTACACAAATAACTACAGCATTTGTAGAACAGTATAGCAATAACGTAACTATGCTTTCACAGCAAATGGGTTCTTTACTTAGAAACGCTGTTGATGTTGAAACAATCAAGGGTAAGAACGCTTTCTTCGAACAGATTGGTGAAGTAACAGCACAAGTAAGAACATCACGCCATGGCAATACGCCACAAATTGATTCGCCGCACTCTCGCAGACGAGTTTCACTCGCTGACTACGAGTGGGCTGATCTCATTGACGACCAGGACAAAGTAAGAATGCTTATTGATCCAACATCTTCCTACGCTAAAGCAGCAGCAGCAGCGATGGGTAGATCTATGGATGATGTAATCATTTCAGCTTTAGGTGGTTCAGCAGATACAGGTGTAGCTGGAGGTACAGCAGTAGCTCTACCAGCATCTCAGAAGCCTTTCTCTGCATCTCAAACTGACGGATTAACAATCGCAAAGCTATTAGAAGCTAAGTTTCTTTTAGACAATGCAAGTGTAGATCCATCATTAAAGAGATACATTGTATGCTCACCAAAGCAGATCCAAGACTTATTATCGACAACTGAAGTTAAGTCATCTGACTTCAACACAGTTAAAGCTCTTGCTCAAGGTTCAATCAACTCATTCTTAGGATTTGAGTTCATTCCTTCAACAAGACTAAGTTTTGATGCTACAAACACAGACGATAGACTTTGCTACGCTTTCACAGAGGATGCAATTAAACTTGCTATTGGTAAAGATGTGACTGCAAGAATAGATGAGAGAGCTGACAAAAGTTATGCTACTCAAGTATATTACTGTATGTCAATCGGTGCTACTCGAATTGAAGAAGAAAAAGTAGTAGAAATCGCTTGTGACGAGTAATATATAAATAAAAGGGGAGCTTATGCTCCCCTTGTTTTTGAAAGGATAAATGATGCCAAGTAAAGGTTTATATTACAATATTAACAAAAGAAAAAAAGCTGGAACATCCAGACCAAAATCTAAATCAACTATTTCTGATGCAGCTTACGCAAATATGAAAGCTGGATTTCCTAAGAAAAAAAAGAAAACTATGATAGGATAAATCATGCCATATTCAAAATATTCATCTAAACAAAAGAAACTTGCAGCAGTAGCTGGTAATCCAAAGAAGATTGAAGCTGCTGATTTAAAAAAAATTAGAAAAACAAAAAAGAAAACTATGATCGGTTAAGATGCCTTTAAAGAAATATCAAAACAAAAGTGGTGGATTAAACCAGGCTGGTAGAGATTACTATAAAAGAAAAGAAGGTAGTAATTTAAAAGCACCAGTTAAGTCGGGAACAAATCCACGCAGAGTATCTTTTGCTGCTCGTTTTGCTGGAATGCAAGGGGGAATGAAAAAACCTAATGGAGAGCCAACAAGATTAGCACTAGCATTAAGAGCCTGGGGTTTTGGTAGTAAAGAGGCAGCAAGAAATTTTGCTAATAGAAATAAAAAATCAGATAGAAAGACAATGGTAGGATGACATCAGTAGTAGAAATTTGTAACTCAGCATTAAATATATTAGGTGCTAATAATATCACTGCATTAACAGAAGATAGTAAGAATGCAAGATTATGTAATCAGCGATATGAACCATTAAGAGATGCTGTATTTAGAGAACATACCTGGAATTGTTTAGTTAAAAGAGTTCAACTAGCTCAAGACACAGCTAGTCCAACACACGAATATACATATCAATATCAGCTACCTAGTGATTGTATTAGGGTTTTGTCATTAGGTGGCTACCACGATGGATCATCCTCTAATGTAGATGGTGGTCAAAAGTTTAAAGTAGAAGGTAGAAAAATATTAACCGATGAAGATACAGTTTATTTAATCTATTCAGCCAGGGTTGTTGATCCTACTCAATACGATAGTTTATTAATTGAGTCTATTGTAGCAAGACTAGCAGCTGAATTATGTTATGCCATTACTAGTTCAACTAGTTTAGCTGTTGCATTGAAACAAGATTACAATGAGAAACTAAGATTAGCTAGACATGCAGACGCAACCGAAGGAACACCAGATTATATAGACAGTTCAACATTTATTAATTCGAGGTTTTAATGCCAAGACAAACTGTTGCTTATACCAACTTTACAGCTGGTCAATTATCCCCTAGGTTAGACGGAAGAACAGATCTCACTAAATATTATAATGGTGCAAAAACCATTAGTAATTTTACAATTCAACCACATGGTGGTGCAAGTCGCAGACCAGGAACATCTTTTGTTCATGAAGTAAAAAATAGCTCCGATACTGTAAGGTTAATACCTTTTGAATTTTCTACAGTTCAAACTTATGTCATGGAGTTTGGAGATCAATATATTCGTTTTTACAAAGACAAAGGAATTATCACAGAATCAGCTGTGTCAATTACAGACATCACACAAGCGAATCCAGCAGTAGTAACCGCAGCTGCACATGGTTATAACAATGGAGATCATGTCATTATTAGTTCAGTTACAGGAATGGTGGAAGTTAATGGAAAGACTTTTAAAGTCGCTAACAAAACAACCAACACATTTGAGTTACAGGATGTTGATGGGAATAACATCAACTCTAGTAGTTTTACTGCCTATGCTTCTGGTGGTTCTGTTTTTAGGATTTATGAGATAACATCACCTTATGCAGCTGGTGATGTAGGTGGTATTAAATTTGCACAATCTGCTGATATTATGTACCTCGTACATCCAAATTACGCAGTTAGAAAACTCTCTAGGACTGGTCATACGAATTGGATTTTAGATGAGGTAGAATTTAATGTTCCTCCATTTCAGCCACATAACGATACATCAACAACTTTAACAGCATCTCATACAACTGTAGGATCATCAGCAACTTTTACCGCATCATCAACAACAGGTATTAATGGAGGTGATGGATTTAAATCAACTGATGTTGGTAGAGCTATACACTTTCATGAAGGTCATGCTATTATTACTGCGTTTACTTCTACAACAGAAGTAGTCGGTACAGTTAAAGTATCTCTAGGTTCAGGTTCAGCCAATACAGATTTTGCATTAGGATCATTCTCAGATACAACTGGTCATCCCTCTAGTGTTACTTTCTTTGAACAACGATTAGTGTTTGCGGGTACAAACGAAGAACCACAAACATTATTCTTTTCTAAAGTAAACGAATATCAAAATTTTGATGATGGATATCATACAAGTGTTAATGATACTTCAGCGATGATTTATACAATCGCATCAAACAAAGTGAATAGTATTAGATTTTTATCTGCACAAAGATCATTGATTGCGGGAACAGTCGGTGGTGAGTTTGTGGTATCTGCTTCAGGTACAACACAACCTATCACACCAACTAATATACAAATTCAAAGACAAACATCTTACGGATCTGCTAATGTAGATGCAATCCAGGTAGCTAACGTTACGATGTTTCTACAAAGAGCAAAAAGAAAAATTAGAGAATTAACTTATAGTTTTGACTTTGACTCTTATGTTGCACCTGACATGACAATCCTAGCAGAGAATGTTACAGAGTCGGGTATAAAAGAATTATCATATCAACAAGAACCAGAGAGTATTATCTGGGGTGCAAGAGAAGATGGAAAGCTAATAGGATTAACATATCAAAGAGCAGAAGATGTAGTCGGATGGCATCTTCACGAACTAGGTGGATCATTTGGATCAGATAGTTTTGGTCATGTAGAAAATCTAGCAACAATACCTGGTGATGCGGATGAAGATGATCTATATATGGTTGTTAAAAGAAATATAAATGGAACAACAAGGAGATATGTAGAGTATTTAAATAATTATGATTATGGAACAAATATTGCTGATGCTTTTTTTGTTGATAGCGGTTTATCTTACAATGGCTCAGCTACTACCACTATATCTGGGTTAGATCATTTAGAAGGTGAAACTGTAGCTATCCTGGCTGATGGTGCAACACATCCAGATAAAACTGTATCTAATGGATCAATAACCTTAGATAGAAGTTCAACTAAAGTAAGTGTAGGATTAGGATATACAAGTTTATTACAAACAATGCGTATAGAAGCGGGAGCTGCTGAAGGTGTAGCTCAAGGTCAAACAAAACGTATACACGATGTAACAATAAGATTACTAGCCTCTGTAGGTGTAGAGATAGGATCAGATTTATATAACATGGAAAGAATACCATTTAGATCTAGTGCTAATCCTATGGATGTTGCGATACCACCATTTACTGGGGATAAACAAGTAGAATTTAGAGGAGATTTTGAAACTGATGGATATATTTATGTAAGGCAAACACAGCCTTTACCAATTAATATTATTGGCATATATCCTAGAGTTACAACAAATGAAGGGTAATCTATCTATAATACCTTTCAGAACGGAACATGGTTTGACAATGACAAGAGGTATTATGAATGATCCTAATGTACAAATAGATAAAGTTTGGGAAGATCACTTACACCATTTAGAAGAACCAGGGAAATCATTTACAGCTGTCTATAATGGTGATTGTATTGTATCAGGTGGTGTGACTTTGTTATGGGAAGGTGTTTATGAGGGATGGGTTATTGCTTCTAATAAAGTATGGGATCATCCTGTGGCAACAGCAAGGGTTGTTAAAAAAGCATTAGAACAGTTGATTGAAGAAAATAAAATTGTACGATTACAGACAACAGTGAAGAAAAACTTTAAACTAGGTCATCGTTTTGCTAAATGGCTAGGATTAGAAAATGAAGGAATAATGAAAAAATATATTTCAAATCAAGATCATATAAGGTATGCAAGGATAGTAAAATGGGTATAGAAACAATACTTATAGCTTCCGCAGTAACAGGAGCAGTAGCTAGTGTTCAAGCTGGTCAAGCAGCAGAATCAGCTGGTAAATATCAACAAACAATAGCTGAACAAAACGCTGCTACTTACGAACAAAAAGCTGAAAGATCTAAAGAAATTGGTGAAAGAAATGTTAAGTTATTTAACAAAGATTTTGAAAAGACTTTTGCTAGTGTAGAAAGAGCCTATGCTTTTTCTGGTGTAGATCCATCCAGGGGAACACCTTTAGCAGTGATGGAAGATTATTTAACAGAAGCAGCTATTGAAAGACAAAACATAGAATACAATGCATCTATAGAAGCTGGTGACTATAGAGAAGCCGCAGTTATTTCCAGAATGGAAGGTGGACTAGCCAGGTACACTGGTAGACAAAGAGCTATAGGATCATATTTCCAAGCTGGTAGTACATTATTAGGTGGAGCATCTGATATTGCTTACACAAGAAAATATGGTGGATTATAATGGTACAAATACCAGAATTTAAAGCCAAGACTCAAATTACATCTCAGACGGGTACAAGAGCTAGACCAGTTGTTGATATTGGAGCAGCAGCAGCAGCTCCGTTTGAAGCAGCAGCACGATTAGCGGGTGATGTTCAAAAAATTTCTTCAAGGTTTTATGAGGCACAAACATCATTACAAAGAAAAACAGAAACATCAAAATTAATAGATCAATATTTAAAAGGTAATGAAAATACACCTGGGTTAAATCAACTAAGTTTTGATGCACAAAATAATCCAGATACAAATGTTGCATTACAAAATTATCAACAAGGTTATAAAAGTTTACTTGCTAATCTTTCAAATGGTGTAAAAGATCCTGTTGTAAAAAGATTATTCGAAGATAAAGCTAATGAAATTTACAACAACGAATATCTTAATGTTCAATCATCTGTATGGAAAAATATTAGAGAGCAAGGACAAGAAACTCTTAAAAATAATATTAATTTAGAAACAAATAAAATACTAAATGCTGGTGGAAACAAAGCACAAGAATTTGCATCAAGGATAAATATTGAAAAATTAATAGAGGATGCGAATAAAGATGGTCTAGGACTACCAGAAAATTATTTTGAAACAACATTAAGAACAATAGATTTAAGAAAAGCAGATAATTTAGTTACAGAAAATCCTAATTTATTTATGCAAAATTTAGATAGTGGTTACTACAATGATAAAATAGATCCTAAAAATTTAATGATTTTTAAAGATAGAGCCATAGGAAAACAAGAATCTATGTTGAGAACAGCTATTGCTGATGTCAAAACAGAAGTATCAGATGCTAAATCAAATATAAGCGATTTAGTTAATCCATTAAAAAAAGGAAAATCAATAGGTGTTGTTGATTATCAGGAATCAAGAATAGAAGCCTTGTCTGTTTTACAGAAAGCATTAAATTTTGGTCAAACCGATTTAGCACAAGAAATTAGTGAATCAATAGAAGACTTAGATGTTTTTTATGAAAACTCTGGAGATATACAATCAGCTACTTTCTATACAAGAAATGACTTAATTGATTCCATTAAAGTCGAAGAAGAAAAAATAGGTAACATAGAAGATACTAAACAAAAATTAAGACAAGAAAATAAAGTAGAAAATTTAAAGAAAATTTTAACAACAATGAATGAAGAAATGGATGATAACATGATTGGTTATTATCAATCAATTAGAGAAAATATTGCAGTACCAGAAATTGATTTACTTGATGCTAATATGCCTTTAGAAGCAATTTTTACTAGAAATACTTTTGCACAAAAAGTTAGAAATGAATTAGATCCAAGATCAAAAGTTCAATATTTTACTAAAAATGAAAAAAAATTTATTACAGAAACTTTAGAAAATGGCAATAGGGATGAAATAAAAACATTACTTAAAAACATGAGTCTAATTGCTGGTGATGATAACATAGATGTATTATCTAGATTAAACGTAGATAATCCAGCGTTAGCACATTTAGGATTATTATTAATACCTGGAGAAACTCCAACAACAACTGCTATTTTAGAAGGATATATAAAATCAAGAGATAAAGATAATGTAAAAGTATTCAATGCCTTTCAAACAAGTACATTTGGTGCTAATGGTTTAATGTCAATAAAATTTGATTTACTAACGCCAGACTTTAGAAACCAACATCCAAAACTATCTACACAAATTACTGAAGCAGCTGATTATATTTTTATGAATATGGTTATTAATGATAAAGAACTCGTTAGATCTAAAGGTGAAAAAGGAAATGTTCAGAGTAATGTTGCTGTTAAACTTTATAACAAAGCTATTCAAATGGCTGCTGGTATGACTTATAAAGAAGGATCAGATGGTAAAATAAAAGCGTTTGGTGGTTTCCATGAATACAAAGAAGGTAATTATATTTTACTACCTCAAAATATTGCAAACTCAGATTTATCCGATGGTGTTTCCTCCGTTAAAGAATTATTAGAAAATAATTTGACTGATGATTTATTATCTCAATCTTTAAGTTCTGTTCCGTATGATCCTATGTCAAAAACAGAAATACCTTTGATGAGTTTCTTTAATGAAGATGGTGGATTAAAGGATTCACTATACTTGGAAACAATAGGTGATGGTGAATATTATATAACTTATGGAAATCCAGTAACTTTTAATACTGCATACTACAAAGATAAACAAGGTAAGCCTATTATATTTAATATGAGATCTGTGGGTGAAGAACTAATGAAAAGAAAACCATTAGATGAAAATTTAAATATTCCAGAACTGTCAGGATCACCTAGACGCAAGAAAAAATAATGAGTAATATTGATTGGGATTTTATACATGAATTAGAAGGTGAAGGTATTCGTCAAGGATATCAGCCTACTAATAATTCTGGTGTTACTATAGCTAGTGGTTTTGATCTAAAAGAAAAGAATGAAGTTTTTTGCCAGGCTATTGGCATAGACCAAAGAGTAATTAATAAATTAAAACCTTACTTTGGTTTACATGGCGAACAAGCTCAAGCCTTTGCAGAGTCGTTAGTCTTAGAACAAGATGATGTAGATCATATTGATGAATGCTCTAGGCAGTTTTATGCCAAAGATTTACAAAGACAATATGAAGCCTATGATCCAGTTGTGCCTTTTGAAGATTTAGATCAAGGTCAAGCCACAGTTTTAATATCTGTTGGTTTTCAATATGGTAGTTATAAAAGAACTCCGTCATTTATTAAATATGCAACTGATGGTGATTGGGATGCACTTTATAAAGAACTACAAGAGTTTGGTGACGCATATCCTACCAGAAGAAACAAAGAGGCAGAGTATTTAAAAAATTATGGCACAATTTAGTATTTTCACAGACAAAAGGGAATCTAATAGAAATGATCCTACTAATACAAAAACAGCTTTGCGTATTAGAGAAGATGAACAAATAAATCAAACAGCACTACAGCTTCAAACTGATTACTATAATTCTATTTCTAGAATACAAAACACAGCGGAAGATGATGATAAAGTTAGACAGGCTTTTTATGATGTTAGTGGAATTAGTCTGCCTAGTGTTGTTCACGATTATATTCCAGAAACAGATGATAAATATTTAAATCCATTAGTACAAAAAAGATTATTACAAATGGAAAAAAATAATCTTGCTGTAAACAAGACTCCTAATAAACGTCCAGAAGCAAAAGGATTTAGTGGAAATATTATTACTGGAGATTTGGTAGATGACAACCGCAGAGTCTATGGAATGAATCATTTAGAAGAAAGAGTTTTAAGAAACCAAAAAATTATAGAAGATTGGTTTGAAGCTAATCCTAGTGAAAAAGGAAATCCAGTTGGAGGTTTTTTTGATTATAATTATTATAAAAATCAAAGAAAACAAGAACTACAATATTTAGAAAAAGAAGCAGAGATAGGTCAAAGATTTAATGATGGTGATAACATTATTCCTCATGGAACTTTTGCTACTTTATATGGAGTAACTCAAGATCCAGCATTATGGTCTACATTACCATTATCTTTTATGACTGGTGGTAATACTTTAGCTATTGGAGGTATAGTTAAAATGGCTTTATGGGAAGGTGTAATTGCAGCTACTACGGAAACTGGCATACAATTTAATGCTGTTGATTATAACAAGCACTTAGATGGTAATTATGGATGGGAACAAGCTAGGAATACAATAGCTATTGCTGGTGTTGGTGGAGCTTTAGGAGCAGCGGGAATAGCTGGTTTATTTAAAGGATTACAAGTTGGATATGTTAAAACTTTGGGAAAAAGTAAAAACGCACAAATAAAAAATATTTCTAAAGAAATAGATAGAATGATAAATCAATATGATCCTAATTTACCGACTCAAGAAAATATTCAAATATTTGCTCGTATACAAAATTATGTAGATTCGTCTTTTAATGAATTAACAAATTTAGAAAAAAGAGAAGCTCTACAATTAATACCTAACGCTACTAAGAAACCAATAACTAAAACTGTTGAAAAAATATTATTAGGAGATGAAATTGTAGATAAATCTAATCCTATGAAGGAAAATTTACCATCTCAAAAAGAACACAATGATAGAATTATACAAGCTGGAGAAGATATCTTTAATGGTAATGAACCTTTAATACCAGATGAAACTATAAACAAAATTGATTATTCAAAAAATTTTGATAGTGAAAAAGTATTGAGAGAGCAAAGAATAGATCCTGATGAAATAACAGTAGACGCAGAAACATTTCAATTTAAACAAGTTGATTATGATCCAAAGACAGGAGTATCTACCAAATTAAAAGGTATTGATGTTTGGGATCAAGACTCAGCCGAAGTTGTTTTAGTTTATCAAAAATTAGATGGCACTTATGTTATAGCAGATGGTCATCAAAGATTAGCTTTAGCTAAAAAAATTAAATCAGAAGGAAAACAACAACCTTATATGTTGTCTAATATTTATAGAGAAGCTGATGGATATACTCCTCAACAAATTATGGTTAAAGCTATGATTAAAAATGTCAGAACAGGAACAGCTAACTCTACAGATGTGGCTAAAATTTTAAGACAAGCAAATGAATTTATTTTTGATTTTACTGGATCAATTTCACCTAGGTCTAAAAGATGGATGAATGCTGTTGATTTATCAAAATTGAATGCAGATGCTTTTGGATATTTTTTAAACAATAATGTTGGTGAAGATATTGCAGCTCTTGTTGGTAGGATTGTAGAAGATCCAGAATTACAAGCTCAGGTTATGGATTATCTAGCAAAAGGTAAATTTGATAATCTAAGACAAATGGAGATAGCTGTTAGAGATTTAATTAACCAGGGTGTTGTTGAAGGTAAGATAGAAGATTTGTTTGGCACTCAAACTATCAAAGAATTATTAATTAAAGAAAGATCTTTAGTTTTAGATAAAGCTCTAAAAGAAATATCTAAAGATAAAAAGATAGCCAAATTCTTAGTAAACCAAGAAGGTGATATTATATCAAAAGGTAAGAATAAATTAGATACAGAAACTAATAAAAAAATTGCACAAGAAAGTGCTATACTTTATGAAGCAATAATAAAAACAGCTAATGTGAAAGGAGAAATTAGTGAAGAACTCACCAAAGCAGCCAAACTATACAAATCTGGCAATCAACAAAAAGCAGTCAGAACTTTTAAAGACGCTATCACCGAAGCAATTAGAGAGGGAAATATCATTAGGGATAGCAGAGTCGGAACTGAACGCAATCCGTTTCTTGAGGGATATAACCAAAACCAAATTAAAAAACCTAAACCAACCGAAGAACAAACAAACTTAGAAGATTCTGTAGATCCTTATGATGGAGATTTACAATACACAAAACAATTATCTTCTGTTCAAGAAGGCATTGATAATCCTAAGATATTCGGAAGCATAGATGATAATTATGAGGTCTTGTCAAAAACAAATGAAGATGGAACAATAGTGATGGAAAAAATGTCAGATGTCAGAAAAGAAATACAACAAGATCAAGAAGCGATAGATTTCTTAAAAAATTGTAAAGGTTTAAAATGAGTTTTGCAGATTGTATTAATGAAGCTGGTAATAAAAATTTATTAAGCAAAGATAAACAACAATCATTAACCGATGATTTTGCAGACCTAAGTAAAAATTATGAAAATAAAGGTTTGTCTAAAGAAGAAGCTGATAGAAAAGCGGGTATTGATTTGTTTAATCAAATGAAATTAGACGCTGCTCAAAAAATAAAAGAAAAAAAAGCTAGTATTAAAATACAACAAGAATTTGAGTATTCCTTAAAAAGATACACTGAAATGAATAATGGCATCCCAGATCCAGCAACTGTTATGAGATCTTTTGTTATGGATGTTACGATTAAACAGGGATTTAAAAGAATAAGATCTGTAGAAGAAGAAATTAGAATTATAGAAGGTTTACTAGATGCACATATGAATAAAATATTAAAAGAATTTTCTCATAATATTATTGGTGTTAATAGAAATAAAGCAACCTTACAAACAATGGGTAGAGAAATATTTCAAGAAGGCAGTACAGGAAATAAAAATGCACAAGAATTAGCTACTGCTTGGAAACAAACAGCTGAATTAGCAAGAAGGATGTTTAATGACGCTGGTGGAAAAATACCAAAATTAGATTCTTGGTATTTACCGCAAAGTCATAATGAACTTTTAATAAGAGATGTTCCTTCAGAGGAATGGATTAGATTTTTAATTGATGAAGATATTTTAGATGTGGAAGGTATGTTTAATTTTAAAACAGGAAAGACATTTACACAAGAAGAACTACAAATAGCTTTAGGGGAAGTACATAATAATATCGCTACTTTTGGAAGAAGTAAAAAACAACCAATAAAAAAATCTAATAAATTATCTAATAGAAGAATAGATCATCGTTTTTTAAAATTTAGAAATTACGATGCATGGGAAAAATACATGAATAAATATGGCGGAAATACTAACGTATATGACATTATGCTTTCTCATTTAAAAGGAATGGCTAGAGATATTGCTACTATGAGAAGATTATCACCAGATCCAGAAAGAATGATGAGATGGATGGAAGAAACTGCAAAAGATTATGTTACTAAAAATTTAAAAATAAAAGGTAATGAATTAAAGAAATTAAGAAATCAAATAGATAAAGCTGCTGATGATATAGACATTGGAATGCACATTATTAATGGACAACATAATAAAACTAGAAATCCTAAATTTACTCAAACAATGGCTGGACTAAGAGATTTAACAACAGCTGCTTATTTAGGTTCTGCAACATTTTTAGCATTTGGTGATTTTAATTTATCTAGAATATCTTCTCAATATATCGGTATGTCTGCAACAAAAACTATGAGTAAAAATTTAAAAATGTTTGCTTCTGGTCTAAGCAAAGATAGTTCTTTAATTAAAACAGCGATGACTTCTGGATTAACAGCAGAATATATGACAACAATAATGTCGTCTGCCGCTAGAGTTAGTGCTGGAGAAACTGGATCACCTCAATGGACTAAAAGAGCTGCTGATATTGTTTTAAAAACTTCTGGTTTATCTTGGCTAACACAAGCTGGTAGATGGGGTGCTGGTACAGAGATGATGGGATTTCTATCAAGAGTTAGTGACCAATCTTGGGATGAACTAGCTACAAAAAATTCTAAATTTCATGAATTTTTATCATCCTTTAATATTACTAGAAATGATTGGGATTCTTTAAGATCTATTAAAAAATATAATCCAGATGATATTGATGTACCTGGAGCAGAATATTTAAGACCAATAGATATTTTAGATAGTAATATTCCAGAAGAACAAGCGATGGAGATATACTCAAAATTTCAAGCAGCTATCAATAACTTTGTAGATTTCGCTGTTCCTGTAGCAAAAGTTAGAGGTCAATTATTTTTAGGTAAAACTAGACCCGGTACGCTTAGTGGTGAAATATTAAGATCAATGTTACAATTTAAACAGTTTCCTTTAACTTTTCATTTCACTCATATAATGAGAATTGTAAATATGGCAAACACTGGAGATAAAATTAAAGCTGGAGCTGATTTATTAATATCAACTACTTTAATGGGTGCTTTAGCATACGAATTAAAACAAATAACAAAAGGTAAAAAACCTACGAATTTTGAAGATATGGATGAAAAAGAAGCCATGGCTTATGGTGTTGATAAAATGCTACATGGAGGAGGATTAGGTTTTATAGGTGATATTCTAACACAATTAAAATATGGTGCAGCATTCCAACCTGGTGCATCATTAGGAGTTTTAGGTGATGTTGCTAATCTAACAGCGGGTAATGTTTTAAGATATATAGCTGATGAAGATCCTAATGTGACTGGACAATTAATGAATTTTGTTAAAAAAAACACTCCTGGTGCGTCTACTTGGTATGGTAGATTAGCTTTAGAAAGGAGATTTTTTGATGTTATACAAGAAATGATTGATAGAGATTACTACAAAAAAAGAAAAAGATTGCATAAAAGAGCAATAGATGAAAATACAGAATTTTGGTGGAGTCCTGGAGATAAACTACCAAGCGAAAGTCCATTTTAATTAAGTATGGACAATTAATGTGATATATTATAAGGAGTAAGTAAGCATAAATTATGACAATATCTAGTACAACAATCAAAAATTCTTATGCTGGTAATGGTTCAACCACAGCATTCACCTTTAGTTATTACATTATAGCGGAAGATGATCTTGAAGTTTTCATCAGAGCTTCTAATGGTACAGAAACACTACAGACAATAACAACAGATTACACAGTCACTGGCGTACAAAGCAACTCAGGTGGCACTGTAACTATGGTAACAGCTCCAGCTACTGGAGAAACCTTGGTTATTAGAAGAAAGACTTCCCAGGTACAAGACACTGATTATGTTGCGAATGATCCATTTCCCGCAGAAACACACGAAGCAGCTCTCGATAAAGCGATGCTTGTTAGCCAAGAACTACAAGAAGCTGTTGATCGTTCCATAAAGATTTCAAGAACAAATACTATGACTTCTACTGATTTTACAGTAGGAGCTACAGAAAGAGCTAATAAGGTATTAGCTTTTGATTCATCTGGTGAAATATCTGTTACCCAGGAACTAGGTAGATATAGAGGTGATTGGTCTGCTTCTACATCTTATGCTGTTAGAGATCTTGTTAAAGACACCTCAACCAATAATATTTTCTTCTGTAATGCAGCTCATACATCTTCTGGTATAGAGCCATTGACAACCAATTCAGACTCAGCTAAGTGGGATCTGATAGTAGATGCGGCTTCGGCTACGACCTCCGCAAATGCAGCCGCTTCCTCCGCAACTGCCGCTGCCGCTTCTGCAACAGCTTCTGCCAATAGTGCAACATCTTCTGCATCATCTGCAACAGACGCACAGACAGCTCAAACAGCAGCAGAAACAGCTCAAACAGCTGCTGAAACTGCTAAGACAGCTGCCGAAACAGCTGAAACAAATGCTGAAACTTCAGAAACTAACGCTGCAACGAGTGCAACTACAGCTTCTACACAAGCTACTAACGCTAGTAACAGTGCTACTGCCTCTGCATCAAGTGCTACTGCTTCTGCAAATAGTGCTAGTGCTGCATCAACGAGTGAAACAAATGCTAGTACATCAGAAACAAATGCTTCTAATAGTGCTACAGCGGCTGCTACAAGTGAAACTAATGCAGCTACATCAGCGTCTAATGCTTCTACAAGCGAAACCAATGCATCTAATTCTGCAACTACTGCTACAACACAAGCAACAAATTCTGCTAACTCAGCAACTGCATCTGCAACATCTGCAACTAATGCAAGTAATAGTGCGACTGCTGCAGCTACATCTGCTGCATCTGCCGCTGCTGCTTATGATACTTTTGATGATAGATACTTAGGAAGTAAAACTTCCAATCCTACAGTAGATAATGATGGTAATGCTTTAGTTACTGGTGCTTTATATTTTAATTCAAGTGCGAATGAGATGCGTGTGTTTGATGGTGGTAACTGGATTGCTGCATCAAGTGCAGGTACTGCTTCTTTAATTTTATATGAGTACACAGCAACAGCTGGTCAAACAACTTTTACTGGTAGTGATGATAACTCAGCAACATTATCTTATAGTGTTAGTAACATAATAGTTACTCTTAATGGTATTACTTTAGATCCAGATGATTACACAGCTACTTCAGGTACATCTATTGTACTAGGTAGTGCAGCTGCTCTTAATGATATTTTAAATGTATATGCCTTTAAATCATTTACAGTTTCAGAACTTAATGCAAACAATCTTAATGATGGAATTATTCCAGACGCTAGATTCCCAGCAACTTTACCAGCTATATCTGGTGCTAACTTAACAAATTTAGATGCTTCTGATTTAGCTTCAGGTACAATTCCTGATGCAAGATTTCCAGCAACCTTACCAGCTTTAAATGGTTCTGCTTTAACAAATTTAACTTCTGGCAACTTAACTGGTGCATTACCAGCTATTGATGGTTCTGCTCTTACAGGAATAGAATCAGGAATTGCTTGGCAATCATCAATTAAAACATCTAACTTTACAGCTTCTTCTAATGAAGGCTATTGGGTTGATACATCATCAAACACAGTAACTATAACATTCCCTTCAAATCCAAGTGTCGGTGATACTATTGAATTAGTTGATTACGCAAGAAACTGGGGTTCAAATAAAATTATAATAGATAGTAATGGTAAAAACTATCAAGGCGATCCAGATACATTTACTGTTGAATACGATACAAGTGGTCAAGGATTAAGAGTAGTTTACTCAGGAACAACTAAAGGTTGGATTCCAACATCAGACGAAGTATCTGAAGATAATCCTGTAGATCCTAACTATAATGTAGATTTCTTAGTTATCGCTGGCGGTGGTGGTGGCGGTCAAGATTCTGGCGGTGGTGGCGGTGCTGGTGGTTATCGAGCATCATACAACTCTGAGGCATCAGGTGGTGGAGGTTCTTCGGAGTCTGCACTTAGTGTAGCTGTAGGAACTCAATACACTATCACTGTAGGTGGTGGTGGTACAGGTTCACAAAATCCAGGATTTCCTAATGCTTATCCTAGAGGAACTAGCGGTAGTAATAGTGTTTTTGGTACAATCACTTCTATAGGCGGTGGTGCTGGTGGAGTTAATACTGAATCTCCTGTTGATTTAAGACCTGGTTTGACTGGTGGCTCTGGTGGTGGTGCTGGTGTAAATTCAAATGGTGGAACTATAACTGGTGCTGCTGGAACTTCTAATCAAGGTTTTGCTGGAGGAAATGCAGAAGGTGGAGCTTATCCAGCAAGAAAAGGTGGCGGAGGCGGTGGTGCTTCTGCGGTTGGCGGAAATGCTAGTACATCTGTTGCTGGTAGTGGTGGTAATGGTGTTGCTTCAACAATCACAGGTTCTTCAGTTACTCGTGCTGGTGGTGGAGGTGGTAGTGGTCAAGATAATAATGGTACTGCTGGTAGTGGTGGTTCAGGAGGCGGTGGTGCTGGAAGCGTTAGTGGCACAGGAACTTCTGCAACAACTAATACTGGTGGTGGTGGCGGTGGTTCTGCAGCTTTTAATAATGCTGGTAATGGAGGCTCAGGTATCGTTATCCTTCGTATGCCAACTGCTAGTTATACAGGCACAACAACTGGTTCACCCTCAGTCACAACAAGTGGCTCAGATACAATATTAACATACACAGGTTCAGGGAGTTACACAGCGTAATGGCACATTTTGCAAAATTAGGAGTTGGAAATATAATTGAAAGAGTTGAAGTCGTATCAAATGATATTGCTACAGACGAGCAAACTGGAGTAGATTTTTTAAATAACTTATATGGCACTAGAGATACTTGGAAACAAACTTCTTACAATAGTTCTATAAGAAAAAACTTTGCTGGTATTGGTTATAGCTATGACCAAACTAGAGATGCTTTTATCCCACCCAAACCTTTTAACAGTTGGATGTTAGATGAAGATACTTGTCTGTGGGTAGCACCTGTTGCTTATCCAGATGACGGACAAGCATATACATGGAATGAAACAGAACAACAATGGGAGA